TAGCTCCCTTTGGTCTACCAGCACCTGCTCGTAGTCCACCATGAGATGATTTTTCTGTCTCTAAATTATCAAGTTCTTTAGCGTTTTCCATTCCATTCCCTATGGGTTAATGGTTGATGATGTTGCTATTCTACAACAGATTTGTAATATACAAATGTAGAAGTCTATGATATTCTACAAATTCACTTGAAAGGAGAATTTATGTCTAAATACTATGGTTGGTCTAATTATGAAACTTGGAACGCTAATCTTTGGATTGACAATGATTGGCGGTTATCTGAAACAATTGCACTTCATACTTGTGATTTATTTGGTAGTTACGATGACCCAGACGATATTACTTGTCATGTTGCTGACTACATTAAAAATTTATTTCTCGATCTTGCACCAGATATAGAATCGGGTTTTTATGCCGACATCATCAAGTCAGCAATCAGAACTGTAAACTGGCATGAAATTGCCAAGCATTATGTAGATTCTGAACTATCTGCTATCGCACAGGAGTCGGATTAAACAATATGGCTTTAGTGGGGTCTAATAGCCCTCTATAGCCATATTCTCTTGTTAATCTTTCTAGGTCTGTCAAACTTTGCTGCGGATCTAATAATCCCCTGTTATAGGGCGATAAAAAACTTGTAGTATTTCTTGCTGATGCCAACAATCCTAATTGCTCTGGATCTTTTGTAATATCGTACAGACCAGGCACTTGCATTTGATACGGATAACGACCCAATCCTGGCTCTGGTGTTACTTGTTCTGCTGCTCCTCTATAGGCATATGATCTGCCAGTTACAGGGTTTATGGTTTCAGCTAACCTTCTTGCTTCTTGTCCTTTGATGCCAGACCCATATTTTGTAGGATCTAGCACATCTAAATCAGGCTTGTTGCTAAAGTGTGTAAGAGTTTCTTCTACACCAAATTTAGGTTCTACAGCGTTTATTAAATAATCTGGCATACCACCGGCAAACTGTGGTTTTGTATATTCTGCTGGCAATAGGACTGCTGCTTGTTTAGCATATCCCCACATATCGCCTTTTTTCTTTAGCTCATCGGCTAAGAATTTAACTGAGTCTGCATCGCCTCTTGCTCTTGCTTCCTGTTGCAGCTTTCTTAAATCCTCCATCTGAGAATAAAGTTCTGCATTAACAGGTGTATAGTTTACAAATGAGTTTTGACCTCTTGTTTCAGATGTCATGGCAATTTTTGCCAATGGACTATACATCTGTTCATGGGATGCCCAGGCTATTTCTTCGCCTTTAGCTCCGAATGGATTACCTCGTACTGCATGACCAAAGTAATCATGTACAGCCCTAAACTGCTCGTTGCTATTTAGTCCTGTAGTTTTATCTACTTTGTTTAAAAACTCATGCTTATCACCACCTCTAAATACTGTAAGGTGATTGTGTCCAATGATGTCTCTTAACATTTCTTGAGAATCGTTGTAATTTAGATTCCCTTCATGGAATGACATCTTGACAGGTAAAGATTTGAACTGCTCTTGTGTTTCTTTTTCTAGCTGCTTGTATGATGCTTCTACAAGGTCATCATAGTTATTGATGCCTAATTGTTTAATGATTGGCGCATACTCTGGATCAGCAAGATAACTCTGAAATACCTGATCTTTAGGATAATTCTGAGGCATTTCTGCTGCAATTTGATATGTTCTACCAATACCAGACTGTTTTGCTAGGCTACTTGGAGGAATATCAATTAAAGGATTGTATGCCCTTCCTTGTGTCTGGGTTATTGTTGATGCTAATTGAAAAGCTCTGTTTGTCTCTGGATTGGTTAAGAGAGATTGAACTTGCCTGTTCGCCTCTTGTTCGTCAATGCCATATACAGACTGTCCGACTCCTCTAGAGGAGATAGCTGTTCCAGGATATATCCCTTCTGTCGGAACTGTTCCAAAAGTTTGCTGTGCGATTCCCTGAGATCCTGTAGGCTCGATTTCGAGGATTCCACCTGATTCTCTTGTTGT